CTAGGCTGGAACTTCATCATCATCTTGATCATTTGAGATGATTTTCAACATAGCGCGTCGTTTGGCAATATCTTCGAGCAACAACTTAGCTTGAGATCTTACTCTTTCAGGCATATTGTCAATCATCTCAGGGTTATCTTCAAAAAATGGGGCGCTTTGCTCAATAAACCTTAAAAGCTGCTCATCCGCGTTACTAATAACCCTTCTATTTGTGATGCTTATATATGACTTAAGTATCTTTTCTCGTTGAACTTTCGAGGAAACACCAGCAACGCTGTTATACATTGCCACTAATTCTTCAGTTAATAAGTCTAGCTTTATTTCACGCAACTCACTTTCTTTTGAGCGAATTGCGCCAATCACCTCAACAATAAGCCCACTTTCTATTTCAGTTTTTTCTGCTTTCCTCCCTAGCAGGATGCTATCTAATGAATATCCCTTTGCGTTACAAAGCTCACATATTCTTTCATAAGGTATTGTTCCCCTACGCTTCCAGGTCGACATGGTTTGAGGCGAGACATTGAGAATTTGTGCAATATCTGCATCTGTCTTTACTTGTTCTAGTTTTGAAATCCGATCTAAAACTTCACTTAATTCAATATTCATATTGACAACTCCGTACTACATGTGAATACTACATATGAATACATTATATTCATTTGTAATGTCCTTGTTCAATAATGACGGAGTAACTCATGGAAATCAATTCAAATAAACCCAGCCTTGAATTACACAATCGTGTAAAGGGGGGCTTTATAGCCCAAGGACTTTCTCTTACTGCGTGGTGTAAGAGGAATGGGGTGAAACCAAGCAATATTAAGCAATGTTTGATTGGGGCATGGGATGGCCCAAAAGCTAAGGAACTTCGAGCGCGAGTGATTAATGACTCTCAAATTAACGAAAATAGCGAAGTTTAAATACTCGACAGAGATAATTGAGTATTCATATGAATACAAAAACTAATGGTGGTACAAAATGAAAAGCAACATTTCGAAAAATGCTGATATAGACCTCTATGCGCAAGTTAAAGCAGCCTTTCTTCTTAGAGGAACTACGTTTAATCGTTGGTGCATTGAAAACGGTGTATATAGACAAAATGCTGCACAGGCTCTAAAGGGGGTATGGAAAGGAGAACAGTCCAGAGCTCTTTGCGAACGATTAGTACTAGCTGCGGGCCTTGACATCAGAGTGACTAAAACAAAATCAAGTAAAAAACTAAAGAATATCAATGACTCTCTTGTTCAATTTGGACAACAGGGCATCGTAAGCACTGTTAAAGAACAAGAAGCACTAATACAAATCATGGCAATTTTAAGGCAACTAAATGCGTATGAAGCTAAAAACGTAATTAGCGCTACATGTAACTCTTTAGGGCAAACCAATGAACATTTCGCCCAAAAGAAGATCCGACGCCTATCAAAAATCGAGTTAGATAGAGAACTCTATGAATTCATTATGAGCTTGGATTTAGAGTTCATGACTCAAGCAGATGTTAGGGATGTCTGTATAGACAAGTTTGGAAAGGATCGAGCCCCTTCAAGAACAGGACTCAACCGAGCCTTTAATAAACTTTTAAACGGGAAAGGTGATTAATCATGAAGAGTAAATTTCAGAACTCCGTAGCAGGGTACAACCTTAAGCCAACACGACTAGCGCTCGACCTTCTTGAATTTATGGTCTCTCAAGGTGTTGAAGGAGCAAGCTTAAAGCAGTTGGGGGATCACACTGGTATCCCTAGAGCCAGCCTTCATCGTTATTTACAAGTGCTTGTCGATAGCGGCTGGGTCGATGCAGTCGGGGGGCAAAAATCCATGTTATGGAAACCTTCTAACCACTTTATCAAGCTGGCGTTTAGTTACAGAAATGCTGTGCGTACTCAAATTGAGAAGATCGAAACTGAATTCAGTCAATTGACAGGAGAGGAGCTTTTCGATGACTAAGTTTGCTTGTCACCCATTGACATGGATTACGCATCTGGATTGCAAACAAAATCCTCGTATTGAAGTTTGTGCAAACTCTGCGACAGAGTGGAACCGCCACTCATCCGAACAACCAATACCCAATGATGGGGTTGTCATAGTTTTGGACTGCTCTCCAGAGGGGCAATTTGATGACTATTGGTGTATGGGGTTAGCCCGAACAAACAAAAACAATTGGAAGCAGGCCTATCAGCAAGCTAGAGCTTTCCTAAGAAATAAAACTATAAAAGGATCGACTTATGTCAGATGAATTAAAAAGATTAGAAAAAGCATCGCAAAGCTTGGAAGATGCCAAAGAGATGAATGCAGCCGAAGCGCTAACCATCTCTCAGTCAGAGGGACAAAGGCTTGGCGAGGCGGTAGATTTTGGTGCTTTACTCGGGCGTGCACAAATGGCGGATAAACTGTCAAAAATTACCGACGCCGTAAGTTTAAGTGCACTAAAGGAAATCAAAGAATCCAAGAAATACAAGGCTTTGAAAGGAATTACCTTTGCAAAAAGCTCGACTGTCGGCAGTAATATGGTCGTTCTAAAAGGGACATGGGAAGAGTTCTGTGAAATCTATGGTAGCTCAAAATCGACAATAGATGAACGCTTAAAAAATCTGGATATTTTTGGTGAGCAAGCATTGGAATCAATGAGTGCTATCGGTATGACCACAAGAGACTTTCGTCGCTTACGCAAACTTCCCCAAGAAGACTTAACCGCTATCGTGGAAGGGGAAACCGTAAAAGTTCAAGACCGTGATGAAGCCCTTGAAATCATTGAAGAGTTATCAGCAAAGCATCGTCAAGAGAAACAAGCTCTTCAACAAGAAGTGAATAGCCTGACGCAAGAAAAGCAATCTCATGAGCGCTTGCTTGCTGACAAAGACAAAAAAATTAATAGCTTATCGAAAAAGCTCGATACACCGCTATCACCTGCTCAAGCTCGCCAAAAGGAAGAGCAGTTAAATAACCAGTTGCTAGAGCAACTGAATATAGCGGCCCTCGCGGTAGACAGCGGTATGGCTCGACTCTTTGATGCCATTCAAACGATTCAAGACAATGAGCACCCTACGGACATTGACCAAGCGTGTGAAGATACCTTGTTTCGTGTGCTGGAGCGTTTCCTAAGCCTGTCTGGTGATATGGGGATAGCTGCTCACGTTATCGAACATCTAGAGCAATGGCATTCAGAAAGTGTATTGCTAATGGATAGCGAGGGTTAAGCCTGTATGAATGCACTTGAGCTAGAACGCGCACAATACTTAAAACACTTAATGGCGGAGCTAGATGGTGCAGGCCGTGGTGAAAAAGGCTCGATTATTCAAAGAGCGACCGAGTATCTGTGCATTTCAAAAAATAAGCTGTATCAAGAGCTTGCAGCATTGGGTTGGGCATCTGGACGCAAGAAGCGCAATGATAGCGGTGAGTTGGCAATCACTCGTACTGAAGCGGAATTACTGGCTAACCTAATGCGCCAGAGTGAGCGCGACAGCGGAAAACGATTGATGACCATCCGTGACGCGATTGATATTGCCTTAGCGAACAGACAGCTTTCACAAGATATTTCTGAATCTACGGTATTACGGGCATTTAAGCGTTTTCGCGTACACCCAAATCAGTTGAACACAATGGAAACGACAACTAGCCAACGTTCACTCTACCCTAACCACGCATGGCAATTTGATGTGTCTATCTGCGTGCTGTATTACCTCAAAGGAGGCAAAGGGTTGCGAGTCATGGCAGAAGATGAGTTCTACAAGAACAAGCCCAAAAACCTTGACCGTATCGTCAATGAGCGCGTGTTACGTTACCTTGCAACCGACCATTACAGTGGTGCTTTTTTCTTACGTTACTACGTGGCTCCTGGTGAAAACACGGAGACCATTACTAAGTTTCTGTTTGAGGCTTTTTGTGAGCGTAATACAGGTGAATTGATGTATGGCGTCCCTCAGTTGCTGATATGGGATGCAGGCTCAGCCAACATCGCACACCAAACTCGCCATATGCTGGACATGTTGGAAGTAAAGCACATCGCACACACGCCTGGTCGTCCTTGGGCTAAAGGCCAGGTGGAATCCACGCACAATATTGTCGAGCGCCGTTTTGAAAGTCGCTTAGCGTTTACGACTATTAACTCAATTGAAGAATTGAATCAGTATGCCGTGAAATGGTCGATGGGTTTTCAAGCGCTCAAGGCGCACTCTCGCCACAAAACAAGTCGCTTTGGCCTGTGGCAGACCATCCGAACAGAGCAGCTTCGATTAATTAAAGACGTAGAGCTGGTGAAGAGCATGATGCAACAAACGAAGCCAGAAGTCAGAAAGGTACGACCTAACGAACTCAGCATTAGCTTTGCGCCTAAAGGGTATGCCTCACTCGATTATTCACTGGCTCATATTCCGCACATCATTGCGGGTGATGAAGTAAAGGTATTCGTTAACCCTTACAAGGCTCCTGCTATTCGAGTGATGAGTGTGGATGACATGGGACAAGAGCACACACATGAAGCGTTACCTATTGAGCGTGATGCAGCAGGTTTCAACCTACAAGCTCCTATCATCGGCGAGCAACACAAAGCGATACGTGAAACACAAACGGATATCAGCCGTAAGCGACTCGATACCGCAGCATGGGGCACCGATAACCCACGAGACATCAAGAAAGTGCGTAAAGGGCGCGTGCCTGCCTTTAATGGTGACATCAACCCGATGGCAGACATTGAGCAGCAATCTGTCCCATCCTTTATGCCTCGACGCGGTACGGAAATGAGTGTGGAAGGTCAGCCATTAACCGAACAGAAAATGACGATTATAGGGGCTTTAAACCGCTTTAAAAAAGCGTTTAACCCACGAAAAGAAGAGCTGGCGTCTGTTAGAGCGCTATTGAAGAAGCAACACCCTGACGGCCTAACCGAAAGTGAGCTAAAGACATTGATTGAACTATGGGAGCAAGGCGGTAATGAATACGCTCAGGGCGCAATTAGATAATGCTGGACTGACCATACAAGCGCTAGCTGACTATCTAGACATGAACTACAGCACGGTGCATCGAGCGGTACGGTTAAATGAACCACCTAAGCGACGCGCACAAGAATTTACAGACAAAGTAGAGGCATTCTTTGCTTCTAACGGACTAGAGGGAATGAGCGGTTGGTCAGAGGCTGCAACCAATGACCAACCAGAACCCCAGCTAGAAGAAATCAATCAGGACATCGAACTGGAGAACCAAATGTTAACACAAGAAGCAATGAAACACTTTAGGCTTTTCCGTAACCCGTTTATCAATGATATTCGTGGTGTACGTGATATTTATATGAACGAAGACAGCCGTTACGTACTGGCGGCAATGAAGGACGTCTCGCGCAACCAAGGCATTCTTGCCGTAGTGGGTGATTCTGGTGCGGGTAAGAGCGTTCTGCGCCGTTTGTTGTTGGATGATTTACACAATGACGGCGACATATCAGTCATTCAACCCAAAATCATCGATAAGACACGAGCAACGGCGGCTGGTATTTGTGATGCCATTATCAACGACATTAGCAGTGAAACACCAAAGCGCAGCATGGAAGCTAAGGCTCGACAAGTTGAGCGCTTGCTTATGACCGCGTTCAAAGGTGGTCAACGTCACGTACTCATCATTGAAGAAGCGCATGACCTGACCATCCCAGTGATGAAGTACCTAAAGCGTTTTTGGGAGCTGGAAGATGGTTTTTCAAAACTGCTTGGGATCTTACTGGTTGGTCAGACTGAGTTATTTCACCGCCTTGATGAACGTCGCCACTACGAGCTGCGTGAGTTCATTCGTCGCTGCATGGTCGTTGAGGTTCCGCCTTTAGATCACGACATCGAGGCGTATTTGAAACATAAGTTTGAGCGTGCAGGTTGTGACTATAACAAAATCATGGATGCCTCCGCAGCATCAGCCTTAAGAGAGCGTCTGCAAACACGCCGTAACCAATCTGGAAGCTTGGTATATCCGCAGGTAATCAACAACCTCATCACCAAAGCCATGAACCTTTGTGCTTCTCTGGGTGAAGACAAAGTCAACGAAGAAATCATTAAGGAGCTGTAAGCATGAAAATTCAAGATCAAACAGAAACCCGTGCAGTATTGCTAACAGATTGGAATGCTGCTGATATTGAAGAATTTGCTTTCAGTAACCTAGACGTGCTGACTCAGCTACTTAGAAATGCGAAAGATCTTCATGACATCGATATTGATGATTTGAGTTTTGCCTTATCTGCTAGCGTTGAAATGTTAAGTGCCACGCGTCAGGCCAAACAGCCTATAGCCACACAGTAACAGGAGTCAATCATGAACACACATCGCCTAACTGCTGCTGAAAGTCATGAGTTAGCTTGCCGTGTTTCTGCCTTAGGCGCTAAACAGGTACTTGAGTTACTAAGGATTATTCAGAACCATGCATTTGATTCGTCTTCAAAGCGCAAAGACACATCTCTATCATCAAGCCACTAACTACGCTATCATGCCCTTTATCCCAAAAGGGCATTTCTCTCTAAAACGCCCTCAGAGCGTTTTTAAGCGTTTATGTGAGCATTGGCTCTTCTGAAAATCTTCTAACAAATCTGAGGCAATTTAAACAGGGTTTAAACATGGTTTGTGCCGCTATTGACCCTGCCTCTACGCCCAAATCCTTTCTACCAATCTTATCCCCCTCTATTTAGAGCAACCTAGGTTATTTTCACTCACTCTACAACTGGCGTTATTGTGAATGTGTTGGAGCATAAAGGAGAGCGGTTCTCCTTTGGTAACGAAGAGGGGGCTTCCTCTTCCTTCCTCTTCGTTATTTTTTCTCCAAGCAATACGTTACTCATTTAATACAGCACGTTGTAGAGGTGCTCATGACATCCATTGATAAATTAATGCCAATCGTAGCAAAAGCACTTTCTGAAGAACCTGACTTATTCAGTTTTGATGAGCTTGGTGATGGCGATGCTAGTTACCCAGAACTACTCGAAGAGATTTATGGTGTTTTCGAACGCCTCCTTCAAAGTCATGGAATCGATGACAGCAGTCTCGTTTTTCATCTTGTGTTTGAGTTGATGCAGTACGGTGGTGGCGTTCAGCTCTATATACCTAAACCTGATTCCATCATTAATAACATCACTAAGAAGCTCATCGTTAAAGAGTTCGATGGTCGCAATTTCGCAGTTCTTGCACGACGTTATCAATGTACCACTAACCACATCAGGAGAGTCATTAATGCAGCTAAGTGAAGAGCAATATAAACATGCGACTTCTTTACTCTCACCAGGAAGTAAGGTGTTGCTTGAATGTTTGGAAGAAGCTTTAAACAAAGAACAAAGCAGTACAAATGCTTTCTCGCTACTAATGGACATAACAGAAAAAAGCGGTGGTATTGCCTATTTGGCGATAGGTAAAAAATTACGTGCTTATCTAAGAAATCTCACTTTAGTGGATGATTACCAGTCGGGAATGAGCATCAACCAACTGTCCAAAAAATACAACCTGAGTCATAACACGGTATACATCGTGATTCGAAAAGCTAACGCCTTAAAAGGATAATTCATCATGTCATTGCAAGAATTGAAAACCGCTGTACAAACTGCCAAGTCAGCCTACACAGCTAAAGAGCAAGAAATTAGAAATTATGTCAATGAAAAGCTCACTCAAGAGTCGCGCTTAAAAACATTGACGTCCCAAGTAGCGGCGAAGCACACAGAGCTGCGCAATGCCCTATCTCAATCCAGCGCAGAAACGCTAACCACTGAGTTAAACAACCTCGAATCGCAAAAACACGCTTGTGAAACGTTAATCAGCAATATCTCTAACTACCTTTCAGCTAAGGCTCGTAATGAAAAAGACCAAGCGGCCCAACTTATCAAAAGCGCAGAGACGGATTTATTACTTTTTGTCTACCAAGACATTCAAAGCCAATTAAATGTCCTGTCAGATGATCAAAAAGCGCTACTGAAAGATTTCGTAGTGATTGGACGCATGTTGTCGGAGTCATTGCCTGGACAACCACGACCTTCCTATTACTTAGGGTACGCCTTTGACGTTCTTTATGGTGAGCTGCGCGGCGCGGCATTTTCCGAGCATCAAGAGCAGATGCTTGCAAAGTACACCTCGTAGAACTAGACATTACTCTCTTATGAAAAGGAATATGCTGTGAGTGTCACTCCTGAAACCATCTTAAAAACACTGATGGTCAACTTAAAATCTAGCTTTACTCAAGGTATCGATGCAACAACCCCACAATGGGAAGAAATTGCAACGAAAGTCTCTTCGTCAGGCTCTGCCAATTATTACGGTTGGCTCAAGGATTTACCTGGTATCAAGGAGTGGGTGGGAGATCGTCAATTGATTTCCCTTCGCTCTCACGGGTATGCGATTGAGAACAAAACTTGGGAAAGCTCCATTTCCATTTCTCGTGATGATGTTGACGATGATCAGATAGGCCAATACGACATTGTCGCTAAAAACTACGGTGAACAAGTTGCTCTATTTCCTGATAGCCTGTGTTACCCATTACTGGCAGCGGGATTCAATACCCTTTGCTTCGACGGTCAAAACTACTTTGATACTGACCATCCATTAGAAACGTCGCCAAGCACCACCTATTCGAATGTTGTGGGTGATCCAGATATAGATTTAGATGAGCCTTGGTTTTTAATTGACGATACCAAAGTGCTCAAACCTATTGTCTTCCAAGAACGCCGTCCATTCGATTTCAGAGCCATGAATGATTCTGACGAATATACATGGTTTAACAATCAGTTTGCCGCAGGTGTAGACGGTCGCTGTAATGTGGGTTTTTCCTTTCCACAGATTGCTATTGGCTCTAAAGGCCCCTTGAATGAGTCAACCTATTCTGAAGCTAAACAACGACTTCGTTCAATGAAAAAAGCCGATGGCACACCTTTCAATATTCGAGCAACGAAATTGGTTGTCGGGCCAAACAATGAGTCCGCCGCGAAAAAACTGATTAACCGCCAGTTGGCTGATAATGGTGCCAACAATATTTACTACAACGATGTCAGCATTGTCATCAGCCCTTACATTGATTAAGGCCAGTATATGAACCACGTATTTCAATTGATAGACGGCATTGTGTGGAATGGAAAGTGCTGTAAGCGTATTACTTTGCAACCACTCGATGAACAAACGTATGACCAGATGAACCAGGTCGTCGAAACGCAACTTGCCTGCTTAGAAAAGCAGCCGAATTTCGGCTTAGTCAATGACAGCCATCGACAAGGCTTAAAAGGTTACATGATGCTGAATGAGTGCGCCGCTACCTCCATATCACATCTGGAAGACCAACCAGTGAGCTTGATGTTTGATGACCTTTGTCGAGTCAATATTAGCGCACAAGACTGGAATATTATATTGACTGCAAATCTCGCCCTTAGTGAGTTCTATGGTGATGACGCAACCAGCTCTATGACGGCTTAACGTATTAGAGTACCCAGCTTAATTAACGAAAGGATAATGAACTATGGCTGTAATGACCTTTGAGCTACAAGATGGCTTTAAGTTTGGCGAGGCGGTTTACCATGAAGTCGGACTCAAAGAACTAAGCCCCAAAGATGTGTTCGATGCACAAATGGCAGCAGAAAAGATTGGTATGGTGGAAGGTAGACCCTATGCCTACACCTCTGATGTACAAATGGGAATGGAGCTTTTATGCCGACAAGTTGAGTTCATTGGCAGTATCCAAGGCCCAATTAGCGTGAAAGAGATCCTTAAGCTCTCACCGAAAGACTTTGCCCTATTACAGGCGAAAGCGACAGAGTTAGATCAGGTGTTATTTGAAGATGACACGTTGGAGGCGGTGGAAGCGCGGGGGCGAGGCTAAATCACTTGCAGTACAACTGGAGCTGATGCTTATTACCATTGGCTCTCGTTACCCTGTAAGTGATTGCTATCAGCAACCTATCCGCCGACTAATACAACTTATTTATCGTTTAAAAGAGCACCAGGAAGGCGACAATGTCTAAAGAACTAAAAACAGATATCGTTCTAAACCTTAAGGGAGATCTTGTCAGAAAAGCAAAAGCTTATAGTAAAGAGATGACGACTTTAGGTTCTCGTTCCAAAGCGGCCTTTAGCATGGTGGGAACTTCCGCTGTAGCTGCAAGCCGCGGTATCGATACGCTAGGTAATAGGATGATGTTTATAGCAGGCACCTCCGCTCTAGTGTTCGAAAGAACATTTGTTAAGACAGCCGCTGAGTTTGAACGCTATCAAGTGATGTTAGATAAACTTCAAGGCTCGTCTGAAGGGGGAGCACAAGCTATGTCATGGATTGAGCAATTTACCCAAGATACGCCTTATGCTGTAAATGAAGTCACTCAATCCTTCGTTAAACTCAAGGCATTTGGTCTTGACCCAATGGATGGAACAATGCAAGCCATCGCTGACCAAGCGGCAATGATGGGGGGGACGGCTGAGTCCGTTGACGGGATTGCAACAGCGTTAGGTCAGGCATGGACAAAAGGAAAACTCCAAGGCGAAGAGGCTCTTCAACTTCTAGAGCGTGGCGTTCCTGTATGGGACTATTTAAATAAGGCTTCAAAAGAGCTAGGGCACAACAACGGTCTAGGCTATACCACGGCTCAGTTGCAGGAAATGGCAAGTCAAGGAAAATTAACTCGCAAGGCTATTAAAGATTTAATTGAACAAATGGGGATCGCATCTGAAGGTTCTGCCAAAAAACAAATGGAAACATGGAATGGCATGATTTCTAATATAGGCGACCATTGGAAAATTTTTCGAAAAGATGTCATGGAAAGCGGTGCCTTTGAAGAGTTAAAAAAAGAGCTTTCGGAATTTCTTTCTATGTTGGATGAGATGAAAGCTAACGGTCAATACGATGAATTTGTAAAAACGGTTGGTCAGGATCTTGTGGATGGTTTCCGTGCGGCTGCGGATGCTGCGAGAGAAATAAAAAATGTAGGACAAGAGCTTGTTCCTATTGTTAAACAAGTTGCGTCAGTGGCTAACTCAATGGTTGAAGTCGTAGGCGGGTATGGCAACCTGGCAAAAATACTCGCATCGGTATACGCAATTAACAAAGCACTATCAATCAGTGCGCCAATCTTAAAAGGTGGTGCGATAGCAGGTGGATGGATTTACGATAAAGCTCGTGGGAACAAAAAAGGCCACGGAGTTTTAGCAAGTGGGTTGCCCAACTTAACTGCAACTCCTGTTTTCGTTGTTAATTGGCCTGGAAGTGGCTTCGGTTCCCCTTTGTTACCAGATTTAACTCCTGATTTTGAACCAAAGAAAAATAAACCGAGTCGCCTATCTAAAGCAATTGACACAGCAGGAAAGGCATTTGCAGTTGGCTATTTGATGGAAGAAGTATTTGGTGATACTGACTTTGCTCAACAAATGAAGAAAACCACCCTCGCGGATGTTTTCCCAAGCGTCTTTGATTCCAAACCCCAAGGCATGGAAACAACATCGGATAGGCTCAACAAGCTAGTCAAAGAGCAATCCTTACCTGCATACTTAACAGGCAATTACAAATCACAAGATGCGCAATCTCATTATCCAATTGGGGGAGACGTGAGAGTTAAAGTGGACGTTAGTGATAACAGAGTCAAAACTACCGTAGACTCCTCGTCACCATCCATTAAGGTTGACCCTGATACAGGTATAAACTAA